AGCCACCAGTTTCTCCAGATGCTTAGAGAAGGCATGCGCCTGATCCCTGATTGCTGGATGCGCTGAGTCTGACACTGCGATAATTTTTTCCACGCACTGTGCAGACAATTCATCAGGGGTAAGACCCCTATTATGAGTTGTATTTACTTGAACTAAAGATTCATCTTTAGGAACACTTACGTCTATTTTAAACATTATTGTTTAGCCCTAATTACTTTTCCTGTTCGATATTCATCTGTCGTTTCTTTTGCTTCGCCAAGCATCTTAATGCCAACAATAGATTCTTCAAAGCGTTTATTATACATTGCCATCATATCTTGATCGCCTTTCATGTAAATGTACGCTTCTATCATTGCTCCGTATAACAAAGCCATTTCAGCGTTTTCACTCAACCAAGTTGTACCGCTATCAGACAACTCTGTAATACTTTGAGGTCTATAAAAATAATGAAGTTCCGCAGTAAAAGCGGCATTTGGTGTAGGTGCCATTAAAAAATTATTAACATCAAAAACACAATAATATCTTGGTAATCCTGTCGTAGTAGGATCTGGTGTATATTGTTGTAAAAAACTTGGATCTTTAAAATCTAAAAAGAATTTATCTCCATTAGATCCTGTCATACTCATAGAAAAAGGAGCAAGAAAATCGGATGGAACTTTTATATACTGTATAGATGCTGTTGTTTGTGCCGTTGCATTTTTACGAAATAAGCTAAGTTGCACACTTTTAAGAATGCGTTCCTCTGATAGCCTAATAAACAATGGTATATTATTTACAAAACTTGTTTCTTCATACTCTGCGTACTGTTTTATAGCATCTTTTAACTGTAAATATGTAAAGCTCATGTCATCACACTATTGTTATGTTCCCTACCATACTACCATGATTTGTGCATTGATACACTAAAGATGTATCACTAGGCTCATGTGGTACAATGAATTGTGTCAATCCTGTAGTAGAATTAAAATTTTCTGTTACCCCTGTGGTAAACGCAGAACCTCCCGCAGAGGTTCTAATTTGCAAAGGATGACTCCCTACATTAGACGTATTATCTATAAGATAAGTATGTCCTTTATAAAAAGTAAAGTTTGGATTGTCTCCAGAAGTAGCACCAGGACCAGTAAAAGTATATGCAGATGAACCGTTTGTTCCTGCTGTGTATTTAGTTACAGGGCCAGTTGTTTCATCATTTACTCGAATCCACGCCCCACCGTGCGCGAAATACAGTCCTCCAGTTGCATGAACGTGGGCCACAGCGCCATGATATGTAGCGGCACTTGGTAAATCACTCAAAGCCGCATAATAAAATACAATTTTATTTGCGCCAGAACTTACATCTATAACTCCGTTGTTATCTATTATGTCCGTTAAGGTTGTGCCATTTCCAAGAGCTGCATATATTTCTGTAAAGTTTGCATTTATTTTAGTTGCACCTGCTCGAAGGGTATCACCGTTCCCATCATTTGCACTGCTTCCTATTCCTACACTTTGTAAAGCCATATTCTATCCCTCGTCAAATGTATCTGTGGTAGAGTCTAAAGTAATAGATGTGCTGTCAAAACTTGGGGCAGTTACGGTAGGATTAACTGTAACAGATCCCACGAGAGCGTTAGCATTAACTCCAGACGGTGTAATATCATCATTTCCAGAATCAGAAGTTGTTATGGTAACAGTACCAACATTTCCATTTGCAACTAAATTGTTTGGAGGTGTAACTCCTGTTATATCTCTAAAACCAACGGGATCGTAACCGTATTGTATGTCTCTTTGTTCATCTAAGTTCTGTTCTGGCCTTGGATCTCTTAATGCCTGAGGATCAGGAACAGCTCTAAGTGGCTGTAACTGAGGGTGTTTTTCCTCCCACTCATCTCTGCCAACAAGTAAGCCATTCCATTCTTTACGCATGTCTTTTAACCGATATCTGAACCCAGATCGGTCTGATATGCCAAAAGCATGTTTTCCTGTTGCAAATTTAGACAATACGATAATTTCCTAAACTTGGTGTAATTTGAAAAGAAGCACGATCTCTATCTTCATCAATCGCTCTTCTCATTTCTTCTTCATATACTGCTTTTAACATCTGCACACGTTCTGGCGCACGTTTTAAAGCAATGTAATAAGCTAAACCTGCTGATAAACATGGATAAAATCTAAATGGTATATCCATTGTATTAA